CAGATTGGTTTCAATCTTTGTTTCAAACTGGTGCAGCTTTTTTATTTTGCCTTCAATAACATCACGCTCAACGATCCCAGCTTGAAGGTGTTGCACCTCAGCATTCAGAGTTTCAATGACCGATTGGACTGTCTCCATCTGCAAAAGAACCACGCTGATTTCACGATTCTTCTCAGCAATCATATCATCATTGTTCTGCTTCAACTTAGTGATATGGCTGTTCTGCATATCATATTTTGATGTTGTCAGTTCAATGTTGTGCTTGTTTGTTGCGATTGCATCCTTGTTTGTGCTACTCTTATCCTTCAACACAGTGTTCATTGTGGAGAAGATTTGAATGTCCAACAAGTCTTCAATGATTGCTCGGCGATCAGCAGCCGACAACTGCATGAATGGTACAAAAGATGCTGAACCTAAAATCACAATCTGAGTAAACGACTTGTAGTTCAGTTTCAGAATTTGTTTTTCAAGTGTTTCCTGGTAATCTCTAGAAGCAGCGTCCTGATTCATGAGTTCACCATTGAGATAAATTTGAAACACTGTGGGCTTTATTCCGCGAACAATCTTGTATTGCTTTGTGCCAATAGTGAATTCGCATTCAACAATACAGTCTTTTTGGTTGATGGAGTTCACCAACTGTGGCTTATTGATATTACGAAATGCTTTACCAAACAGCACGTAGCACAGTGCGTCCAGCATAGTTGACTTGCCTGCACCATTAGTTCCCACAACAAGTGTGTTTGCAGAGTTGTCTAACTTGATTTCTGTCCAGTAATTACCAGTTGACAGGAAGTTTTTAAATCTAATTGTTCTAAAGAAAATCATTCAATAATTTCAACGTTTAGTGACTCAACGTAGAGTTCACGCATAAGACCTTTTAGCTTTGTTGAGTCAACGTTTGTTGCTAATCCATCAATGTACTTTGATAGAATTGTCATAGTATCCTCAGCTTGATCAACCAAGTCACCATCGTCAATGATAGTATCTGTAAAATCTTCAACGACAGCAACGTCTGCGACACCACCTTTATGTAGGTTGTCAATCACAGTATCAAACATGTATGCATTCTGTTTGTTGACAACGATGACTTTCACAAAAGTGTTTGCGTATTGGTCAAAATCATATGCATTCCAAAAAGCAAAATCTTGCTGACTGTCATCATATATGATCTTATGAAACATTTTATATGGATTTGCAACAAATGTCAAGTCTCTTGTGTCGGTATCAAAGATGTGGAATCCACGTTGATCACCATAGTCAATCCATGTGATTTCATATTGATTTCCAAGGTAGGTGATGGTTCCATCTGTAGATTTATGATGAAAATGACCAGATAGTACCATATCAAAACGATTGAAAGTCTTACGATCCAAGCCTTCATGTGCAATGTTTCCTTTATCCATTTCAAAGCCAGCAATTTCAAAATGGCCCATTACAATCTCTGCTGTTGTTTCGCGTAATGCTTCTAGCGATTGGTCATAATTTGATGCATTGATCCAGGGTACCAATTGGACTTTCAGACCATCATACAGATTTTCCTGTGGCTCAGTATAAACTTTGATGTTATCATAATGGTCAAACAACTCATGCATTGCATTGATTTCATTTGTGTTCTTGTAGGTCACATCATGATTGCCAACAATAACATCCATTGTGATGCCTTCACTCAAGAGGACATCAAAGAATCTTTTGCGCCACTGATTCAGAATAACATAGTTGATAAACTTGCGGCGATCAACAACGTCACCCAAATGAATGATGTGTTTGATGCCATGTTCCTTCAGATAGGGAAAGAACGTATTCTCCCAAAACTTGAAGAAGAATTCGTTGAACAAAAGGCTATCACCTCTTGCACCCGCATGAGTATCATTTATAAGGGCAATTTTCATGAGCGAACTTTACTTGCGACACGATTGCGCAACTCAGTCGTTGAAAAACTGTGCTTACGTTGATTGTAGTAAATCTTGATGTTGCGCTGTTCACATATGTTCTTGCCTGTGAAATTCTTATCCTCATACTCTTCACCAATAACGCGAATGGTGATAGGCAAAAACATCAACAAGTCTTCCAAGTCTTTCTCTGTCTGATACACAATAATTTCATCAACGTATTTGACTGCGCTCAGTTGAACATGTCTCTCAACGATAGACTGCACAGGAGAATTCTTAGTGTCTGGACGATCAATAGATGGATCTAGTTGTAGACCCACGATCAGATAGTCACACACAGACTTGGCTTCAGCCAACATGAGAATGTGACCTGCATGAAGCAGATCAAAAGTGGAACAGGTGAATCCGACTGGCTTTCCAGTCATGTTGTCAGGTAAAGATAGCATATTGAACTCCATGATTTATAATTCGTCAGGCAACGGGTCTTCTAGTATATCAGATTCCATGAATTTTTCAAGACCTTTGACCTTTGGTTTCTTCTTTTCGTTCTTCTTTTCCTCATAAGTTTGAATGAATTCCGAAATGTTGTCATACAACACAAACTGTTTCATATTACCATCCGAGTCTTCATACATTTCACCAGAATCTAAAATACCAAACTGCTGAGTCGCTTTGTACTTCACATACAATTGTTTCTTTTCTTTTTGAATTCTGCGTAAGAATGCAAAGTAAATTACCTGTGTAAAGTATGCGAACGGATTGGAAGATTTTGTTGGATCAAAGTTTCTGAAATACATGATGCAGTTTTCAATACCATCACAGATCATCTCCTCACGGAAAGAATATGAAATGAAGTTTGGCTTTCTGGATAGATGGTTTGCAATCTTCAGGAAGCACTCACCAATGTAGTTTGGTATAATTGGCTCTTCTTTGCCTGCTTCTTTGGCAGCATCACATGCGGCTCTGTATCCGATCAGTGCGGCCAGAAAGTCCGCGTTGTTTACGTAGTGTTTCGCTTTTGTCATTATGATTACCTAAAATATTACTTGACAGGCTATGGAGTACTGTCATATAATGGGGGTGTTGGGTGTTTAGAATTAGTGTATTATTTGTTTATTAGTACTTGGTTCTTGAAGTAGTTCTTCTGAATCGTCTTCTAGGTCAAGTTCTCCATCAGAGTCAAAATCATCAAGTAGTGATTCATCAATCTGATCAGTGAAGTTTGAAATCATTTCATTAGCTTCAACGACTGCGTTGTTATAGTATTCAATCAATGCTGTTCTTGGTTCAACGATAGTAAGAACTTCATTCATAGAAATACATGCAGAGTTTGTTTGAACCAGTTCCATAGGTAACCATGGAGACATTAGCAACATTGATTTACCGGCAGACAGCCTCTTATAAAAGAGTGTCATCGGGTCATACATCTCTATGATGCCATTGCTATTCAGATGGTAAGAAGTAATGATATCTTCACCATCTTTGAGCCTAATAATTCTAACATTATCCATTTTTTATATCTATCTTGTAAAATTTATAAGAGAATTTCTCCTCTTCATATATTTTAGCACGTTCCACAAAATGTTTCAACGTAAAGTTGGTATGTTTACCTATTCTAAAATCATCAGCAATATCATATAAAGTCGCAGAGTCTTTGTTGTCACCCTTACGTAAGACACGACCTAAAGATTGCAGATTACGAATCCGAGACTTTGATGGTGATGCAAAGATCGCGTTGTGTAGATTCTTTATATTTATGCCTGTAGAAAAAGGTGCCGAAAGAAGCAATAATAATGCAACCTTCACCTCCTTTCGTAATTTTATCCGGCTTCATTTTGTTTCCTTTTATTTTTTCTAGACTCTAACATATTGTTTCTCCAAACAGGATCATTCCACTTTTCCTTCAGTGCGCTTCCATCTGATCCTCGTGGTTTTCGGGTTTTCATTTTGTCGCGAAAGTTTGGATCATTTTTCCACTTTTCTTTTATTTTCTCACTAGCAGCTTTTCTCTTGTTTTCATCACCATTTACTTCACTCATTTTTGACTTAAATTTTTGTAAAAAAGCCTCATCCTCATAGCGTTTTTTGGTTCCAATAACCTGTTTATGTGCACCATGTGTTATGTAGTGGTTTACCATTTGTTCAGATTTACTTCGCTTTTTGTCTTCTGTCCAATATTCCATCATCGCAGTTTTTCTTTTTTTCACAGATTCATCTGTGTGGGACAACCTATTTTGATTGACATAAGACCAACCTCCTTTTCCTCCAGAATTTAGATTATATGACATTTCATCATCCGGAGAAATCAAACTATTTTCAACATCATTCATCTGAGACTCATCCTCACATAACTGAATAATTTGTTTTTCAAAATTTTCAATTCCATACTTAGCTATGGCTTTTCTTATGAGTGTTCCTGAACCCATGTAATTGTCGTTAGGATTTTCTGTAATATGTTTACCTATGTAAAATCTGCCGTTTATTTTGTTTATTATCCTATATATCGTGTAGTATTTCATATTGACTCCAGTAGACTACTTTTTATTATTTAGTATCCAACGGGCATCAATATCATCAGTTTCAGTAATATATTTTGCTTTTTTTGTTGTGCCGTCTGTCAGCGGTATCAATTCGTTTTCCGAACATTTGATTTTAGTGTCACCAAACTCAAAAAGTAGTTCACCTTCTAGTGGATGTGAGTCCGTAAGGTGACGAATCTGTTCACGAGTTTCAACATCTGTGCCACCATGCACAAAGAATACCTTACGATCTTTCTTCTCAGCGTCAATCAGTCGCATCAATTCTTTGCCGTGTTTTTCAACCAACTGAAACAAAATCAGTGAGTTGCCTTTCAGCGACAGTGCTAGATTCTTGATGAATGCATTTCGCTGTGGACACTTTACCAAGTAATCTATCTCAGCTTGATAGTCCCAACCACGACTCAGTTTACACACTTCATCTGAGTATTTCAGAACTAGACATTTAATTTTCAATGATGATACTTGATCATTGTCCATCAATTCTTTTGTTGTAATCACCTTCAGTACAGGACCAAACAGACCCTCCAAGACTAGCTTATGTGTCTGTGTGCCATCCAATGTGCCTGTACAACCTATGCGATATTCTGTGTTCTCCAGATTTGACATGATAGTTGACAAGGACTTTGCTTTGAAGTCGTGTGCTTCATCGCCTAGAACAAAATCAAACTGTTCAAAATATTCTTTAGGTAAATTGTATATTGATTGCCATGTGGTGATGGTCAAAAACTTATCTGTGCTTTTGTCTTTGCCTGCATACTGTCTGTGACAGTATTGATCAGAGTCATAACCATATGATTTGAAATCAGAAAACATCTGTTCAGCAAGCGATGTTCTCGGAACAATTAGCAGTCCCTTCTTGCAATTCTGTTGAATGTGGCGTATAATCAGATACAGAATGAAAGACTTGCCACTTGATGTTGGAGATAGAAGTAAGGCTCTTTTGTTACGTATTGCATGAACGAACGCATCAATCTGGTAGTCGCGCTGTTCTAAATGCTCTGGAATGCCCAGAGTCTCAATGAAGTCTTTTGCTTCTTTGATTGAGAAATTTTCTAATGCGTCTATTGACTTGTCGTACACGACGGTGTACTCTCGGTCATCACAAAATTTTTGAATGTATGGAATTAGCCCATAGTAAATTGTGTTGTCTTTGATTGAGTAGAGTCTGATAAAACCGTCCCAAAGTTTGTTCTTGAATGCTGGAACAAACTGATATCCCGGAACTCGGAATGAAAAATGTTGACTCAATTCCTGAGCTAAGTCTCTATCACATTCAACCTTCACAAAAGCGTCATTCAGCTTGTGTATTATCAATTTCATTTTTTACCCATCTATGTATAGTTTTGTGGGATACACCAAAGTGTGTTATTGCATCACCTATGCTAGGGAATTGTATTCCGCGCACAACAATCTTCTTTTTTCGGGAATTACTAATTTTATTACGAACCTCAAGTCTTTTTGATGAATTTGCTTCACCTCTAACGCCACATTTGCTGTGATCCCTATTATTCATCTTTCCATCATCCCATGCTTTTTTGATGGCAGCACCTCTCTTTTTCAAATCGCACTTTTTTCCAAACTCTCGTTGTTTTTCTCTATCATTGAAAATGCAATTTGATCTACCCAATTTCCATCCAACAGGAACATCTTCATCTCTATTGATGTATTTGTCTTTTTGGCCATCCGTTATCCATTTTTTATTAGATACTGTATCGCCTCCATCACCCTCTTCAATTTTCAGATTTGCCCAGGAGTCAGAATTTACAACATCATATTCTAAACTTTTTTCTATGGCAATTTTTTTGAACTGCTCAAAGTTATCGGATTCAAAAATCAGTTCTGTTGTTATATCATTTCCATACTTTTTCAAATGCGATTTCCATAATTTGCCTGATCCTTTATATGAATCATATTTTTCGCCATCAGATTTCGTGTAACAGAGGTATTTCAGTTTTGTGATCTTATGTGTTTTGATCATCAATTTGTGTGTTTGCATAGTGATCTCCTTCAGTTATTTATAAAATAACCAAATTCAACCATCTTATACACCCTGTATGAATCGCTCCCAGTCAATTAGAGATTTTAGTTGGAACGTTCTACTATGTAGTTCTTTCAAAACAGACTCACAGTAACTAATGATCTGCTCATTCATTCGTCTAGCTGCAAGATACTTGTTCATGTCCTCATCAGCATCCATGTAAGTTGCGATATCAGACTTCAATACAAATGGAAATGGTTCCCATCCATGTCTCTTCAAGTCTTCATTAGTCATCTTACCTGTGTAGTATTCCCACTTGATTTTCTTCATGCGGTTGTACTTGAACTCCAAGTCCTGAAGCTGATACTTATGGTGTGATAATATGTTTAGGTACTTTG